GGCTGGCTATTTCTCGATAGCGGCCGCGACTGCAAGATGATCGTCGCCGAGCCAGTGGACGGCATTGTGGCGCCGACAGTGGCCGCAGAGCAGGTCATCGAGCAGATGCAGCGGCTGGACATCGGGCTGCTCCAGGTCGATCCGTTGGTGAAGGCGCACTACGCGGAAGAGAACGACAACAAGCAGATCGATGCGGTGCTGGACGTGTTCGCTGATGTAGCAAAGCGGTGCGGTGCGGCGATCGATCTTGTCCATCACACCCGCAAGCCGCCGTCCGGGTTCGTGGCAACTGCCGGCGACATAAACACTGCGCGAGGCGCCGGCGCTTTGGCCGGTGCCGTGCGATCGGCGCGGACCATTACGCCAATGTCGGACAAAGAGGCAGAGGGCTTCGACATCCTGCCCGCGCGGCGGTCGTGGTACGTCCGCGTGGACGACGCCAAGGGCAATATGAGCGCACCCAGTGCGGATGCGGTGTGGTTTGAGCGGCATTCGGTTGAGTTAATGCAGGGCGATTATGTGGGCGTTCTGGCGCCCTGGTCGCCGCCTGACCCATTTGACGGGCTGGGCGTTGATGGTGCGCGACGTGCTTTGCTGCTGATTGGCGAGGGGTTGGACGACGGCCAACGCTACACCTGGACCCAAAGGTCTGCCGCACGTTGGGCCGGCACAGTGCTGGTGCAAATGGGCATCGCAGACGGCGCAGCAAAAACCATCATTCGAGCGTGGCAACAGTCCGGCGTCCTGTATTCGGATGAGTACAAGAACCCAGTTCGCCGGCGATCTGATGAAGGATTATTCGTTGATTTTGACAAGCTTCCAGGGGTGAACAATGGGTGAACATTGGGGTGTCTGTTTTTGGTCTGTTACTGCGCGCTTACTGCGCATTAGCTGCGCAAAAAGTGCGCGCGCAGAAAAATTCCGTACTAGTTTACTGCGCACGCGCACGCCAATGCGCTTGCTGCGCATTTGGCGCGCACTTGGTGCGCAGTAAACGTGGCTAGTACGTTGGCGAAAGGTGCGCAATGATGGGTGAATTTGAAGCCTTGCGGCAGCGTGTCGGCGATGTCGATGGGTTAGTTGGTTTGTTCTTTGAGGCGGCTGAGACTGAGCGGAAGATGCCGGGAGTGATGCGGAAGAAGTATCGCGTGGCTTGGCCGACTTATCTGCCGGATCCTGGGCTGGCTTATGGGTATGGAGAGTTCGAGGTGCGACCGAGTCCGGCTGATGCTGGTGAGGTCGATCGCTGGGATGCTGCGCTGCGGCTTACAAGGCTGCTGGAGGCCGATGACGCTCGTTTGGTATGGGCAGTAGCCCATTCGGCAGTGAGGCGGCAGAGAGGGCCGGCATGGCGCCGTGTGGCGGGTTTGGTGGGCTGTCACCCGGCGACGGCCAAGCGGCGGTTTGAGCGGGCTATTTTGGAGATGTGGTACAAGATGTAGTGTTTGGTGTTGACGATGCACACTAAATGTGGGTATTTTTCTGTATGGTGGCGTTCTGACGCCAATCACCCGCTTCGGCGGGTTTTTTTATGGGTGGATGATGACCAAGCGGTTCAAGGTCACGAAGTCGAAGATGCAGGAAGTCTGCGACGAACTCGCGAAGGGCAAGTCGCTGCGTTCGGTGTGTGACAAGGGCGAGAACATGCCGCATTGGGTCACGGTGCTGAAGGCGGTGCAGCGTGATGAAGACCTGTTCGATATGTACAGCCGTGCGAGAGCGATCGGTGCCGAGGTTCTGAGCGACGAGATGCATGACCTGGCGGCGTCTCCGCTGCCGACAGACATGGATCCGCGATACATGAACGCAGAGGTGCAGCGGCGTCGGCTTGAGGTTGACACCAAGAAGTGGACTTTTGCGAAGATGCAGCCCCGTGGTGTGCGTCACAAGAAGGAAGACATCGAGCAGCAGAGCGGACCTGTGACATTGGTCTGGGGTGCGGTGCCTGATGAGCAGGAGCAAGGCAAGTCTGAGCCGGCCGATGTCATCAAGCTGGTGGCTGACGACACGTCGAAACAATAGTTTTTTTAAGTAGGCGGAGGCGGCTATCGATACGCGCGCGATGCCGCAATTGCAACGCATTCGCAGCGGCCACGGATAGATAATCAGTAGGTCAGCGTAATGTTTTCAATGGGTTAGCGTCCGCTGGCGATGTGGGGGTGCCATTTTTTTTTGCGATTCCGGCAAATGCCTACCCCTCCCCCCCCCAAGACCGCCCGCCGCTTCCCTAGACGATAATACATCGCAGAATGAGGCTCAGACGCTCTGAGCCTGAACCGGAGCAGCGCCACATGGCATCACCCGCCTGGACCCGCAAAGAAGGCAAGAACCCGAAAGGCGGCTTAAACGCCAAAGGCCGCGCCAGCTACAAGTCCGGCACGCTCAAGCCGCCGGTCAAGAAAGGCGACAATCCTCGCCGCGCTAGTTTCCTCGCCCGCATGGGCAATATGAAGGGGCCAGAGCGCGATGCGAAGGGACGCCCCACGCGTCTCTCTCTTTCTCTCCGCGCGTGGGGCGCTTCATCCAAAGCCGACGCAAAGAGCAAAGCGGCGGCAATCAGCAAACGAAACAAGGCGAAAAAAGCATGAGCCTCTACGCAAACATGAACGCTCGCAAAAAAGCCGGCACCAGCCGGCCGAAAAGCAAATCCACCGTAAGTTCGAAAGCCTACGCCAACATGAAGGCCGGGTTTCCGAAGAAGAAAAAGAAGTCTGTGATGGGTCGCGGCTAATGCAGTACTCCGCCTACTGCGTACCCGACATGGAGGGCAAGGTAGGCTTGTGCGTGATGCTTGAGGGCTTTGACACCCAGGAGGCCGCTGAATGGTTCCTACAACAGCTTATGGGGCCGTTTGAGGGCTGGGAAGACTCTGCCGGCGAGCTTGTGCATTGAAGACGATCGAGATTGATTACACGCCGCGCCCGTTGCAGCGGGAACTGCATCAGATGCTGGATCAGAACCGCTTCAACGTGCTGGTCATGCATCGCCGGTTCGGCAAGACGGTCTGTGCCATCAATCATCTGCTGAAGCGCGCGATCGAAGAACAGAAGCCCAACCCGCGGCTGGCGTATATAGCGCCGACGTATCGCCAGGCAAAGAACGTCGCATGGGATTATCTGAAGCAGTTCAGCGGAAAGATACCCGGCACGAAGTACCATGAGACGGAACTGCGCTGCGATCTGCCTAACGGCGCCAGAATAAGCCTTCTGGGATCAGAAAATCCCTCAAGTCTGAGAGGCATCTACCTCGATTTTGCCGTGATGGACGAGGTCGCGGATATGCCGGAGTCGATCTTTCCCGAAGTCATCCGCCCGGCACTGTCCGACAGGAAAGGCGGTTGCACGTTCATCGGCACGCCGCAGGGCCACAACTACTTTCACGACCTATGGGAAGCCGCCGCCAGCACAAAGGGCTGGGCGCGCCAGATGTACAAGGCATCTGAAACCCAACTGCTTGATGCGGAGGAACTGGAAGCCGCCAAGGCGACCATGACGATCGACCAGTACAATCAGGAGTTCGAATGCAGCTGGGTTGCGAACGTCCCCGGCAGCATTTTCGGCAAAGAGTTACAGGATCTTGATGACAAAAAACGTATTACGAGCGTCCCGCACGATCCGGCTAATAAGGTCGATACGTTCTGGGATATCGGGATGCATGACTACACTGCGATCTGGTTTACGCAAAGCGTGGGCCGCGGTGAGGTGCAGGTTATCGACTACTACGAAAACCGTGGCGAAGGTCTGCCGCACTATGTGCGGCACCTGCATAGCCTGGGTTACACATACGGCTCGCACTACGGGCCGCATGATCTGGAAGTGCGTGAGATGGGCAGCGGTAAAAGCCGTCGAGAAACTGCATATGATTTGGGGCTGAATTTTCGCGTCGTCCCACGCCTTCCAGTTGAAGATGGCATCCATGCCGCAAGGCTTTTGATTCCGCGCTGTTACATCGATCGCGACAATTGCCGCCAGGGTCTTGAGGCTTTGCGTCACTACCATCGCAAATACAACGACCGCACAAGAAAATTTCGCGACCAGCCAGTACACGATTGGTCAAGCCATGCCGCTGATGCGTTTCGCTATATGGCTGTTGGCATGAAAACCGTCACCGACAACGCACGACCGCCCCAGGCGGTTGCGCAGAATAAATACGATCCATTTGGAGCAGCCGCATGAGTGGTCTTTTTTCCAGTAAATCACCGGCACCGCCGCCGATACCGCCTGTCCCCCCGCCGGCGCCGATCAAAGATCCCAGCACTGCGGTGGAGGATGAAGTGCGTGCAGATCTCAAACGCCGCAAAGGTCGGACCAGCACGATCGCGACCAGCGGATCAGGACTAACCACCGAAGCAGAAGTCAGCAAAACGTCTTTGCTGGGGAGTAAATAATGAGCGGAGTTTTTTCGAAGCCAGCAGCGCCACCGCCCCCGCCGCCCGTGCAGCCCGCGCCTGTGGTGCGCCCTAGTGCTGTCGTTAACGTCGGCGACAAGGACGGCGAGGATAAACAGCGTCTGGCAAAGGTCCGCACCGGCGCCGGCACTGGCGCACGCATGACAACCAGCGTTTTGGGTAGCGCCTCGACTGCCACCAAAGAAAAGCTGGGCGCCTAGTATGGCGGAGGACGATCGCGCCCGCGTTCTGCTGAAGCGGCTGGACAAGCTGCGCGTACAGCGCGCGACGTGGGAGCAGCACTGGCAAGAGGTCGCCGAGTACGTTGTGCCGCGTAAAGCGGACGTGACTAAGAAGCGTTCTGCCGGCGACAAGCGCATGGACCAGATTTACGACGGCACCGCGATCCTTGCCGCCGAAATGCTTTCCGCCTCACTGCATGGAATGCTGACCAACCCGTCAATGAACTGGTTCGATCTGGCATACCTTGATGAGGAATTGAACAACGACGACGAGGCGAAGGAGTTTCTGGAAGCCGTCACAGGTATCATGCAGCGCGAGTTTCAGCGCAGTAACTTTGCGGAACAGATACACGAATTGTACAGCGACCTGGTGACGTTTGGCACCGGCGTGATGATGATTGATGCCGCACCCGAAGGCGAAGGGGTCCGGTTCGGTACACGCCATATCAGCGAGTGCTACCTGTCCGAAGATCAGTTTGGCCGCGTAGACACGGTGTTCCGTGAGTTCAAAATGTCTGTGCGATCGGTCGCGCAGATGTTTGGTGCTGAGAACCTTGGCGAAAAGATGCAGCGCAAGTTGGAGCGTGACCCATACGAAGATGTCAAGCTGGTGCATGTGGTGATGCCGCGCACTGAGCGTGACGCACAACGCATTGACGCGAACAACAAACCGTTTGCCAGTATTTACATGGACCCCGGCGAGAAGATTGTTTTGCGCGAAGCCGGCTATGACGAGTTTCCCTACGTTGCACCCCGCTGGCTCAAAAGCAGCTTCGAACAAAATTACGGACGTTCGCCCGCGATGACCAGTTTGCCTGATGCGAAAATGATAAACGCCATGTCGCGCGTTACGATCATGGCCGCACAGAAGCAGGTGGACCCGGCCCTGATGGTGCCGGACGATGGGTTCATGCTGCCGATCCGCACCACACCAGGCGGCTTGAATTTCTACCGCAGCGGCACGCGCGATCGCATCGAGCCTTTGCAGATTGGCGCTAACAATCCGCTTGGCCTTAATCTTGAAGAACAGCGCCGCCAGGCGATCCGATCGGCGTTTTACGTCGATCAGCTTACACTTGGCACCGGGCCGCAGATGACTGCGACCGAGGTGGTCAGCCGCACTGAAGAGAAGATGCGGCTGCTTGGGCCAGTTCTGGGTCGTCTCCAGGCTGAACTTCTTCAGCCCATGATTGGCCGCGTATACGAAATATTGAACCGGCAGAATAAATTGCCGGCCGCGCCAGAAACGCTGCTCAATAATGATCTGGATATTGAGTACGTCAGCCCGCTCGCGAAAGCGCAGCGTCAGTCCGACGTGCAGGGCATCGTGCGGTTGTTCGAACTTCTCAGCCCGCTGGCTGGTATAGACCCGACAGTGTTTGACCATCTCGATACCGATGGTCTGGTCCGCTACATGCTGCATACGCTATCGATCCCGGCCCGCGTGACGAAGGGTGAAGGTGAGATCATGCGCGAACGAGCAGAGCGCCAGGAACAGGCGCAGGTGCAGCAGCAGCTGAACGAGGCGACACAAACCGCCGAGGCTTTGGGTTCGGTAGCGCCAGCGATCAAGGTGCTACAGCAAGGCACGCCATAGATGATTGAAGAGCTACGGCAGGACGCCAAGCAGATCCTCGACACCAATGAAGGTGAACGGCTGCTTGAAGACCTCAAGCGTCGGTATGGGTTCTATCAACCAACATTCCGCGGTGATCCATATGAAACCGCATATGCCGAAGGGCAGCGCAGCGTGCTGCTTTTCATCCTGTCGCTAATCAGCGACGACAAGCCACCACAAGGAGAAGAGAACAGTGTCTGAAGAAGAACAGGTAGCGGAGGTCTTCGAAGCGGAGGTAGCCCCGTCTGGTGATTGGAAAGACAACCTGCCCGACGACATTCGCGGGCATACAGCCCTTGGTCCGATCAATGATGTTGAAAATCTTGCGAAGGCATATGTCAACGCAAGCAGCATGATCGGCCGGGATAAAATACCGCTGCCGGGTGAGCATAGCAGTCCAGACGATTGGAACGAGGTATTCACGCGGTTAGGCCGGCCAGAGTCGGCTGAAGGGTATGAGGTCGATGCCGGTGAAGGCGCCGAGAGTGAACTTGTGGATTGGTTCAAAAATACGGCGCACGATATTGGTCTGAACAACAAACAGGCCCAGCAGCTGCTTTCCGCTTATAACGATATGGCGCAAGGACAAGCCGAAGCCGGGCCTGATGTTGAGGAAATACGCAATCAGGTAAACTCTGATCTGCGCGCAGAATACGGTTCTGCTTTAGATGATCGCTTGTCCCTGGCTAATGGGCTGGTGCAGAATTTCGGTGGCGAAGAGATGACCGAAATTCAGTTGGCTGATGGCACGCTTCTGGGCGACAACCCGGAGTTTATCAAGGCGATGATTAACGTTGGCGAGTACATCCGCGAGCGTGTTAGCGAAGATGATTTTGCGGGCATCGACAAGTCCGACATGTCAATGACGCCATCGGAGTTGAACGAAAAAATTAAAGAGGTGGAAGCGCCTGACGGTCCCTTGTGGAACTCGGCGCATCCGCAGCACGCGCACTTTTTGGAAGAGCGCAATCGCCTCTACGAAATGCTCTACGGCAACGAAGCTGCCTAGACATATCGGGGTAGCCGGTAACGGTCCCGTGCTTGCGTAAAAGTCACGCCGTCGATCGCAACGAATGCGAAGGTAAGGTCCGCGTCTGCGGGGAGCCGGCCGATTTTTCATAAACCTAACTAAGGAGTAACGCTTATGAGCGTTCAGATTACTACTGCGTTTTCGCAGCAGTTCTCGACGAACGTCGCTCTGCTTTCGCAGCAGCGCGGCAGCGCACTCCGTGGCGCGGTACGCGAAGAATCCGTAACTGGCGAAAAGGCATTTTTCGACCAGGTTGGTTCCGTAGCAGCCGTTAAACGGACGTCGAGACACGGGGATACCCCCCTTGTTGAAACCCCCCATTCCAGGCGTCAGGTAACCCTTGAAACCTACGAATGGGCAGATCTTATTGACGATGCTGACAAAGTCCGCATGTTGATTGATCCAACCAGCACATATGCCCAGGCGGCTGCTGCCGCTATGAACAGGGCTGTCGATGATGAAATCATCGCGGCAGCGACGGGTTCCTCTAAGACGGG